CAAACGACCAACGACCGGACTGCCCGCTTCTTCGCGTGAGGGGAAAGGCGATGATACCGATTGAAAGATGACCGCTTCCACTTTGACCCGGACGCGGCTAACCGCGCGTGCGAGTTCTTTGATCAGTTGTGCCACGTGAAAGGGCCAATGGCGGGCAAACCGCTGACCCTCGAGGAGTGGCAGGCCGAAGACATCATCCGGCCTCTCTTCGGAGAGAAGCGGGAAGACGGCACTCGTCGATATCGCCAAGCCTACATCGAGATCCCGCGAAAGAATGGCAAGTCGACCCTCTGCGCAGCACTGGCTTGCTATATGCTTTTTTGTGATCGTCCGGTTGAGATGGGTGCGGAGGTCTACTCGGCCGCAAGCGATAGGGATCAAGCGAGCCTGGTATTCGATCCCGCGTGTGAGATGATCCGTCAATGTCCAATGCTCAACGAGCGAGCCAAGATCCGCAAGAGCGTCAAGCGTGTCACCTTCGAGGAGACCAATAGCTTCTACCGTGCCATCGCATCCGACGTGCACGGGGCTCACGGTTTCAATGCCTCCTGCATCATCCTCGACGAAGCACACGCGCAACGGGGGCGGGACTTTTACGACGCACTCACGACCAGCGTCGGCGCAAGACGTCAACCGCTCTTCATTGCGATCACGACCGCTGGTCACGACAAGAGCTCAGTGTGCTGGGAGCTCCATCAGTATGCGAAGGGTGTCAAAGAAGGTCGTATCGACGACCCGACCTTCCTGCCGGTCATTTATGCGGCCGACCCCGAGGACGATTGGACCGACCCGGCTACCTGGTCGAAAGCAAATCCCAACCTGGGAGTCTCGATCTCACAAGAGTACATGGAAGAGCAGTGCGTGAAGGCTCGCGAGTCGGCCGCCTACGAGAACACCTTCCGACGGTTGCATTTGAACCAGTGGACCGAGCAGAGCGTGCGGGTCATCCCGATGGAGTCGTGGCGAGACTGCCCGGCCGAGGCCACCGAGGAGACGCTTGAGGGAGAGCGGTGCTTTGCTGGTCTCGACCTTGCGAGCACTCGGGACGTGACCGCGTTGACGCTGGTCTTCCCACAGGAAGAGGGTCGCTTCTCCGTTCTTCCCTACTTTTTCGTCCCCGAGGAGATCCGCACCGATCGGGATCGGCAGGATCGTCGGCAGACTCTGAGCTATGCCGCGGCCGGTCTCATCGAGAAAACACCGGGGGACGAGGTCGACGGCAGTTACATCCGAGAGCGGATCTTACAACTTGCCGAGCTCTTCGACATCGAGGAGATCGCATTCGATCCGTGGAATGCCACGCACTTCGTACAGTCCCTGGTAGACGCTGGGCTTCCACACGACTCAATGATCAAGTTTCCGCAAACCTTCGGGAACTACAACGAGCCAATGAAGAAGCTCATCCAGTTGGTCGACTATCGCAAATTGGACCACGGCGGGAATCAGGTGCTCGAGTGGATGGCGGGCAACACGGCAGCCCGCACCGACCCCTCGGGCAACATGCGACCGGATAAAGGCAAGTCAGCAGACAAGATCGACGGGATCGTGGCTCTCTTGATGGGATTGGCGAGAGCCATCCGCTCATCGGACAGTGCCTACGACGACCGCGCGGAATTTATCACGATCGGTTAGGGAGACAAGGACGTGAGCTTAATAACAACGGTGCGAGACTGGTTTGGGACGAACCGAGCAACGCTCCGCGACCCGCATGCGTTGGCCGATCTCGCGGGCCCAAAAACGGCCTCCGGTGTGAAGGTGGACCGAGCGAAAGCTCTGACCTTCTCGGGTGTGTACGCGGCCGTGAGGATCATCAGTGAGACGGTGGCCGGTCTGCCCCGACACCTCTACCGGAGAGACGGGGACAACGCAATCAAGGAGCCCGATCACCCGATCTCCCGGCTCCTCGATACTCCTAACGATATTCAAACCGAATTCAGCCTCTTCGAGACCTTGATGGGCTACGTCCTTACTTGGGGCAATGCTTACTGCGAGATTGTGCGAGCTCCCGCGACGGGTCGACCGGTCAGTCTTCACGTCATGCGACCCGATCGGGTCAAGCCGGTGATCAGGAATGGCAAGCTCGCGTATGAGGTGAGCACGGAGAACATGGGAGTCGTCACGCTTCCCCCTGAGAAGGTTTTACACGTCAAGGCCGTCGGTGATGGACTGGCGGGATATAGCCAGATCAGATTGGCTCGAGAGGCGATTGGCTTGGGACTGGCGGCCGAGCAACACGGTGCTCGTTTCTTCGGCAATGACGCGACTCCCGGTGGTGTCCTCACTCACCCTGGTAGATTGAAGAAAGAAACGGCCGAGCGGTTGAGGGGATCTTGGGAACGGGTCCACGGTGGCAGCGGAAACGCTCACCGCGTCGCCATCCTCGAGGATGGGATGGGATGGACCACGATCGGGCTCCCCAACAGCGATGCCCAGTATATGGAGAGCCGCAAATTCTCGATCACCGAGGTCGCGCGGATCTACTCGATCCCTCTGCACATGTTGGCCGATCTGGACCGGGCCACCTTCTCTAATATCGAGCATCAAGGTATCGAGTTCTCCAAATTCTGCATTCTGCCTTGGGCAATCCGGCTTGAGCAGGAAGTGCACCGCAAATTGCTTCTCGACTCGGAGCGTCAGCAGTTCTTTCTACGTCACAATCTCGAGGGACTTCAACGCGGTGACTCTTCCAGCCGTGCGAGCTACTACAACACCCTGTTCAACATCGGCTGCCTCTCGCAAAACGACATCAGGGCTCTCGAGAACAAGAATCCGATCGAGGGTGGAGACAAATACTTCGTCCCCCTTTCTCTTCATGCCTCGGACGAGGAACCGGCCGAGGAGCCGGTAGAAGAACCGGCAGAAGAACCGGCAACCGAGCCGGAGGAGCCCGACTCGGACCAACTCCGCAACGCACTGCGTGAGCTCCTGGTAGACAACATCAGGCGCGTCATCACGCGGGAAGCGGTCCAAGCAAAAAAAGCCGCCAAGGATCCGGGGGGCTTTTTGAGGTGGCTCGACGACTTTTACGGAAATACGGACAAGTTGGCCGGATGTCTTCGGACAGTCTCGGCCGCGTGCGAGGCATACGGGGTGGACGTCGGTGACCTTGTCGGGGATCACGTCCAGAGAAGCCGCCAAGAACTGCTCGACCTTGCTGGGACAAGCACGGCAGCGACCTTGGCAGCAAATGTTGAAACCAGAGTGACCGAGTGGCTCGATCGTCGGCCAAGGGAGGCCGCGTGGGCACTGATTCAAGGAGCGGAACAATGAACGAGACCAGAACCATCACCGCGGCCGAGACCGAGCTCCGATTCGACGAAGCGGAGAACAAGATCGTCGGCTATGCGGCCGTTTTCAATTCACTGAGCGACCCGATTGCGGGGCAGTTCCGAGAGCGGATCTTGCCCGGTGCCTTTCGCAACGTGGCAGGGACCGAGGACATCATCTCGGCCGTCAATCACGATGATGCCAAGATCCTGGGTCGTCGCTCGGCCGGGAATCTCGAGCTCACCGTGACGAAGCGGGGACTCCGCTACTCGATCACTCCCCCGGACACCTCCTACGTGCGTGACCTTGTTGAGAATATCAAGGCGGGCAATGTGGCCGGATCATCTTTCGAGTTCCGCGTCCACAACAACGGCGAGGCATGGGTGCAGGATGAGGACGGCGAGCCGATCCGCGAGCTCAGGGCGATCGACGTCTTCGAGGTGGGGCCGGTGACCCGACCCGCCTACCCGAAAACCGATGTTGCGTTGCGGAGTTTCGAGGCGTGGCAAGAGAGCCAGCAAGAGCCAGCGGCCGAGCAGACGCCAACAGACGTGCTCCGTCAGAAACTAACATTGACCGAGCAAAGTGGCGAGCAGTAGTCTGCTGTTAGCTACCTGGTAGCTAAGTCGTACAAATTGAATATCCCCGGATCCGTCGCGTTGAGCACAGGCTCAATGAGGCGAGTTCCGGCGAAAGCGGAAAACGGCGGCACAGGCCGACCCGATCTGCCTCAGTGAGAACGTATCACCGTTTCTCACCGGCAAGCGGGCCGGTCTTTTTTTTGGTCTCCCGTAGCCGGTGCC